TGGTAATGTCTATGCACCAGCGTATGATGGATACGGGTGAGATAGTAGACTGGGGTGCTAGATGTAGCAGCACAGAAGTTCAGTTAACTGTACCAAAAGGATTGAAGACGTAACATGGCTATACCTAAACGAGTAGCAAATAAGATGAAAGAGGAAGGCTTGGCTGGCGTTAATAAGCCAAAGCGTACTCCTAAACATCCTACTAAGTCACATGCCGTGATGGCGAAAGAAGGTGACACATATAAGTTTATTCGCTTTGGGCAGCAAGGCGTAACTGGTGCTGGCAAGAATCCTACGACAGCCAAAGATAAAGCACGTAAGAAATCATACTACGCACGTCACGATGCGCAGGGTAAGCCGACCACTAAGCTGTCTGCAAAATATTGGTCACATAAAGTTAAATGGTAATTAGGAGATATACCGATGGCACTGACTAAAATAGCAAAGAAAGCTGGAACAGCTGCCGCTAAAGCTACAGCGACTGCTAAACGCAAAGCTATTGAAGCGGCTAAAGCTAAGAAAGCCAAGGCATTAAAAGAGAATCAAAAGAAGCCTATCAACGAATTGATGAGCAAGCAAGCCCCTGCCGCACAGGCAGAAGCAGGTATGGGTACTGCAAGTAAAACACGTATTACTTCAGGTGAGCGTGGTAAGGCATTAGCTGGTGCAAAGCGTGAGTATAAGGCAACTCTAAATAAGCTGGACAAAGACCCTAATCTATCTGATGAGCAGATGGAAATTATGATGGGCAAACTAAAAGATTTGGAGAAGCGTTACGGTGCTGGCGTTAAACCTACTGCCGATATGAGTATTGGCGGCATGGCTACCAAGAACTATGTGAACCCAGTTAAAATTGTAGACAACAGAAAGAAACGATAATGGCTAAACCAATCTCAAAGAAAGCTGCAATGGATGATGCCGTCAAGGGCATGAATATGAAAGAACTGACAGAGAAAATGTCAGATGCAAAAACGCCTGCACCTATTCGTGCCGCAGCTAAACGCAGACTAGACAGACTGTCAGGTGCAGATAAGACTGCTCCATTGTCACAAATGTCTAAGGGCGGTAAGGCTACCAAGAAAGTACCTGTAATCTCTATCGGTGTAGGTATGGCTGAAATGCCTAAAGGCAAAGCTAAGATGATGCGTGGTGGTATGTCAGGTGGCAAGGAACATATGTATGCAGCAGGTGGTATGGTTCAGGATAATCCCGGCCTGAAGGCACTGAAAGCTGCTAGCCCAGAAGCGTATAACAAAATCACTGGCAAGTAAATGCACCCCATAGAAGCTGACATACGTAAGTGGTCACATGACTTCCTTGAAATACCCAATAAAAAACTCAACGGACTGCCACCCTGCCCCTATGCAAAGCAAGCGTGGTTAGATAACAAAGTAACATTCAGCATAAATACAGGGGTAGATGGACTAGCTAAAGAAGTAGCACAGTTTGAGTCCCATGACTATGATATAGTTGTGTGGGCTAGTGAAATGCTACCAGAGATGCATTACCTAGATGGGTGGTGTGATGGCGTAAATCAGGCTATGTCCATTGCTGGCAAAGACATGCACCTCATGGTGTTCCATCCAGACTATGATGCTGAAGAGGCAGGTCTGGACTTTTTAATTGATGAGGATGCAACAGATGACAGCCTAGTGTACTGCATGGTGTTTGTACAGAGGCTATCTACACTAGACGATGCAGCATTAAGTCTGCAGAAGTCTGGATATTATAAACACTTTCCAGATGAAGTGTATCAGAGTTTAGTATTAGATAGAAGGGAACTTAGACATGGTAGCTAAGAAAAAAATGCGTGGCGGCGGTATGGCAAAGATGGCTGCTAAAAAGATGCGTGGTGGCGGTGTAGCAGCCAAGAAGATGCGTGGCGGTGGCATGGCTAAGATGGCATCAAAGAAGAAAATGATGCGTGGTGGAATGGCAAAGAAGAAGTAGTATGCAATGGCTAAAATGTTTGCGACCGCAAAACTTGAAAAGCCTCGTCCAAAACGCAGGCCGGGTGTGCATAAAAAGAATCAAAACAAACGTAACAAAGTTAAAACCTACTTTGGTTAAGTACTTGGCATGGGCGTTGCTCTATATGGGCAAGCCCTTTACTTGTGTTGGCAACTGGTTCTGGAAGTTGCATCGTACTGTATTAGATTGGAATAAAAAGTGAGTATCACGCATTATCCAGAAGTAGTGACGTTTGGCGGTGGCGTAGGCGACTACCCATACTTCCTGCAAGTATCTCGTGGTTTAATTGCCGGACACAAACGTGTATTTAAGTTTGGATACAACGGCGACATTGACGACTCAGAAGAAACTATTTGGGATGTAGGCGGCCTGTATGCTTATCCAGCTAGTGCTGTTACTATGACAGCGACCAGTAGTTCGGGTGCTACAGATGAAGACGTAGAGGTCACCATTCAAGGTGTGGATGCTAGTTACAACGAGCTATCTGAAACAGTAACTTTAGACGCATCAGGAACCGCAACAACAACCGGCAGTTTTTCACGTGTGTATCGTGCCTTTGTATCTAGCGGTACGGCATCTGCAGGTAACATCACTATTGCTAATGGTGGCACTACCTACGCATATGTTTCAGCGGCTGACCAACAAACATTGATGGCTTTGTGGACCGTACCTGCTGGTTATACGGCTTATTTGTTTCAAGTAGACACCACTGCGTTTACGGTACAGAACAATAAAGTTGCCACGATACGTATGCTCACTCGTGAATTTAACGGTGTGTTCCGTACACAAAACAAGTTCGATTTGTTCGAGGGTTCGTATCATTTGGATATTACATGCCCACAGCCGATCCCAGAAAAAACAGACATAGAGTTCCGTGCAATAGCAGACAGTTCAAACGCTGACCTACGAGTTGCATCAACCTTTGATATTCTTTACATAGCGAACACAGCCCCATGATACAAACCAAAAATAGAACCGTAGGCGTAGAACTTACTACAAGCAATCAAGACTTGTACACAGTGCCTGCAAATTTTGAAACAAACATTAAATCTATTTACGTGAACAACGCCTCATCTAGCAGTGTTACGTTTAGTCTTGACTGGTACGATAGCCAGAACGCAACGTACTACACATTAGCTGAAACAGTAACGCTTGTTCCAAATAGTTTGTTACAGATTACAGAAGCTATGTGGCTGTATAAAGCTGACAAGTTCCGTGGTCTTGCTAGTGCAAACAGTGCAGTGACTGTGGTGTTTAATGTCGAAGAAACATTCGTACCCCAGAGGAGTTAAAGGAGATGCCCCTAACAACAAAAGGTTCCAAGATTAAATCTGCTATGACAAAAAAATATGGGGAGAAGAAGGGTGAACAAATCTTCTACGCATCAGCCAACAAAGGAACAATTACAGACGTGGAGAAAAAACAAAAACTTGCGAAAGGTGGGGCAGCTAGAAAAACTAGCAAACCGGCGAAGTCTAAAGCGAAGAGCAAAAGTAGAGTTAATGAAGCTGGCAACTACACTAAGCCAGCATTGAGAAAAAGATTATTTGAAAAGATTAAAGCTGGCAGCAAGGGTGGCAAGCCCGGTCAGTGGTCAGCACGTAAAGCACAGATGCTGGCACGTGAATATAAGGCAGCAGGCGGTGGATATAAAAACTAATGGAAAAACAAATCATCACAGGTCTAATGGCTATTATGATTGGCCTTGCTGGCTGGAACCTAAAAACAACACATGACTTAACTATTACTGTTAGTAACATGCAGGTCAGTCACGCAGACAAAGATGCTATTCAAGATATGAAGATGGCTATCCAAAGACTAGAGTTGCTGTTGCTACAAGATCAATGATTGAGTTTATACTCACAGTATATCTGGGGGCTACACTAATTGACCAGACACAAAGATTCGCAGACATAGACCAGTGCTTATACTTTGCAAATAGGCTCAATAACCAACCAAGTGTGCCTATTACTGAAGGAAGAACAGCAAAGATAATAGCAGTATGTAAGCCAATACCCAAACTAAGGAACTAGAGATGGACCCCATTACTGCTATCGCTGTTGCTTCAACAGCCTACAATGCTATTAAAAAAGGCTTTCAAGTAGGCAAAGAAGTCGAGTCGATGGCTGGTGACTTGGGCAGATGGATGAACGCCATCAATGCCGTAAAGACCAGCCACAGTAAAGCTAAAGGGCGTAGGTTTGGCAGTGTAGAAGAAGAGGCACTAGAAACATTCGCAGCCAAGAAAAAGGCTGAACAGATGGAAAATGACCTTCGCAACTTTATTGTGGGTCAGTACGGTGTAAATGCATGGCAAGACATCATCCGTATACAAGCAGATTTGCGCAAGAAACAAAAAGAAGAAGAACTTAGACTTGCAGCAGCTAGAGATGAGTTTATCTACAACGCAACTATAGTCGGCATAATTATTTTGTTTATATCTTTAACAATACCTATTATATGGGCAATTGTAGAAAATACTTGACATTTGAATTAGAAACTGGTATAACTTAACCATGACACTTAAAAAACCACAAGCAAGCCTTAGACGTTGGACAAACGCAGAGTGGGGTACTAAAAGTGGAAAGCCATCTACTCAGGGACCAAAAGCAACGGGTGAAAGATATTTGCCAAAAGCGGCTAGACAAGCGTTATCGCCGCAGGAGTATGCGGCTACAACCCGTGCTAAAAGAGAAGGAACTCGTGCTGGTAAGCAGTTCGTCAGCCAGCCTAAAGCGATACAAAAGAAAACCGCTAAGTTCAGAAGAGGTAGAGCATAATGTGGACAGCACTGATAGGTCCAATAGCTAATATAGCTGGGAGTTGGATGAATGGAAAACTCGAAGAAACGAAAGCTGTATCGTCAGTTAAAGTCGCAAAGGCTAAAGCTGAAGCAGCTATCATGGAAAAGAAGGCCACTGGCGAGATTGACTGGGACATTGAAATGGCTCGTAGTTCGGCTTCGTCTTGGAAAGATGAGTGGCTTACCATACTTTTCAGTATTCCACTAATCCTTGCTTTTGTGCCGGGTATGGAAGAGGTAGTAGCAAATGGCTTCGCAAGACTCAACGAAATGCCTGAATGGTATCAATACTCACTTGGAGTTATCGTTGCGGCTTCTTTTGGAGTTCGTTCAGCGACTAAATTCTTTGGAAAGAAATAATGGCAGCAGAAAAGATACTTGAATGGAAACTGCTACCAAGATTTATGATGCTCGTAATGACGCTTATGAGTTGGCGTGTAGTCGAGTGGTTCATGTCCTTACCCGATCCCAGTGCAGCACAGGCTGGTTTAGTATCTGTGGTAACAGGCGCAATGACAGGGGCTTTCGCCGTGTGGATGAACCACGAAGGAAAACACCCCGGACAGTCTAACCATCGTATTTCAGAAGCACGTACAGTCAAATGAAATATCGCAGAGAAAATTTTATTGAGAAGCTAATAGCCCATGAGGGCTTAAAGCTACAAGTGTATCAGGATACTCTTGGTATTGACACCATTGGTATCGGACGGAACCTAGAAGACCGTGGCATTACACAGGAAGAACTAGATGACCTAGACATTCCTACTATAGACCACATATATGAATATGGTATTACAGAAACGGATGCGGTCTATCTAGCACATAATGACGTACAGATTGTCGAAGAAGAACTGTTACGTGCGCACCCTTGCGTAGACAGATTAGACAGTGTACGTCAACTTATCTTGATGGATATGGCATTTAACATGGGTGTACCTCGTTTGTGTAAGTTTTATAATATGTGGAACGCTATCCACGAAGAAAAATATGACATTGCTGCAAAAGAAATGCTTGACAGCAGGTGGGCAAATCAGGTAAAATCACGTGCAGTGAAATTAGCTAATGCAATGCACAACGGAGAGTTTTGATGGCATATATAGAAACTAAAGAAGGCTCAAAACGAGGTTCCAAGACACTTTATAGTGGGAGTAATCCAAAGAAAAAATCGTTGGCCCAACGTATTAGTTTTGGTACGGGAAAGAAAAATAAACAATCCCCCGGTTTTTTTGATATGATTGTTAAGACAATTAAAGAGGCGTTAGACTAATGGAAAAATTTAAACCTTGTAAAAATTGCCCTACACCCGCAAACTGTAAAGCGGTGAATAAGTGCCAGAACAAAGGCAAGTAACATGTGGCCCTACAATGAAGAAGAGAAACAATGGCTAGACAACTAACAGAACGGCAACAGAAGTTTCTGAATGTCTTGTTTGATGAAGCTGGTGGTGACATGGTTGCTGCCAAGAAACTGGCAGGCTATGCTGACACTTCTAGCACTAACGAAATTGTTAAAGGTATTAAAGAAGAGATACTTGAGGCGACTCAAATGTACATGGCACGTAATGCGCCGAAGGCGGCGATGGCAATGACAGGTGCATTGTACGACCCAACTGAACTGGGTATTCGTGATAAGATGTCTGCAGCTAAAGAACTGCTTGACCGTGTAGGTCTAGTAAAGACAGAGAAGATGCAGGTAGAAGCAAGTGGCGGTGTTATGCTTATGCCGCCTAAAGCTGTTATTGTAGAAGACGATGACTAGAAGCATAGGCAAATGGAAACTTCCACAGCCAACAGACATTAAAGAAGAAAACGAATGGGTGCCTATCCCACGTATTGCACGTACAGTACCATTCGGATATAAACAGGATGATGAAGACCCCGACATTCTTCAACCTATCCAAATTGAATTGGACTTGTTAGAGAAGGCTAGATCACACATAAATCAGTACAGCTATCGTGAGGTAGCCAATTGGTTGAGTACACAGACTGGCAGATACATCTCGCATGTGGGTTTAAGGAAACGGTTAGCGAATGAACGACAGCGTAAGAACCAAGCTGCAAGCCTCCGCAAATGGTCAGAGTACGCACAACGGGCTATTGCTAAAGCTGAAGAGTTAGAAAATGCAAGAGTTGGCGCAAAAAACTTGTAAAAAATGTTTAGACACATTGCCTATCTCACATTTTTATAAAGACAGTAGCGTTAAAAGTGGTTATAGGTCTAAGTGTAAAAAATGTGTAGACAATCAGCATACTAATTATGTAAAAAACAATAGAGAAAAAGTAAATCTAATTGCGACTGCTTGGCGCAATAGAAATTGGGAGGCAGTAAAAAAGAAAGCTGCAGACTATAAAAAATTAAATCGTGCTAGATACACAGCACTTCAAGCCGAAAGACGGGCTAGACAACTGCAAGCTACCCCATCTTGGGCTAATTTAAAAGATATTGAACGTGTATATATCGCAGCAAGTAACGTATCTAAGTCTACAAAAATAAAACATCACGTAGACCATATTATCCCGCTACAAGGTGAAAACATTTGTGGGTTGCATATTTTTAATAATTTGTGTATAATTCCAGCAAAGATGAATTTACAAAAAGGTAATACATTTTAAATGGAAAATAATACAAGTGTAAAATTAAAAGCTGCTGCAAGCACACAAGTTTTACGCAAAAGGCAATCGCCAAAGCGGAAGAAATCAGTAGCCAAAGAACCGGCTCAAAAGCCAGCAGCGGTTGAAATTAAAGAGGTTGCTGCAGTTGAGTACGACAGCAGCGAAATTGAACAACATGCTAATATATTGTTCAAACCTAATGCTGGGCCGCAGACAGAGTTTCTAGCGGCAGCTGAACGTGAAGTATTATATGGTGGTTCAGCAGGTGGTGGTAAATCTTACGCCATGCTTGCTGACCCACTACGTTACATGGGGCATCCACAGTTTAGTGGATTGTTACTGCGACACACAACAGAAGAACTACGAGAACTGATCTTCAAGTCGCAAGAGTTATACCCAAAAATCTGGCCCGGTATTAAGTGGTCAGAAAGAAAGATGCAGTGGACTGCGCCATCTGGTGCAAGGTTGTGGATGTCTTATCTGGATAGGGATGAAGATGTCTTGCGTTATCAGGGTCTGGCATTTAGCTGGATAGGCTTTGACGAACTGACACAATGGGCCACACCATATGCATGGAATTACATGCGAAGTCGTCTTAGGTCCACTGCACCAGATTTGCCAATATTCATGAGGGCTACGACCAACCCCGGCGGTAGAGGTCATCACTGGGTTAAGAAAATGTTCATTGACCCTTCGCCATATAACAGAGCCTTCGATGCAACCGATATTGAAACAACCGAAGTCTTGCGATACCCCGCAGGACATAGCAAGGCTGGAAAACCTCTATTCAAGAGAAGGTTCATTCCAGCAAGACTTTCTGATAACCCATACCTTTCAGAAGCAGGTGATTACGAAGCTATGCTTCTCTCACTTCCAGAGCAACAAAGACGACAACTCTTGGACGGTGATTGGGATATTAAAGAAGGTGCCGCCTTTACTGAGTTTGATAGGCGTGTTCATGTTGTTGAGCCTTATAACATTCCTAATAATTGGGTTAAGTTTAGGGCTTGCGATTACGGCTACGGTAGCTACAGTGCTGTTGTTTGGTTTGCCGTTGCGCCTAATGAGCAACTTATCGTATATCGAGAACTCTATGTATCTAAAGTCCTTGCCACAGATTTGGCAGATATGATTCTGGACTTGGAGGCAGAAGATGGAAATATTAAGTATGGGGTGTTGGATAGCAGTCTTTGGCATAAGCGTGGCGATACTGGTCCATCTCTCGCTGAACAAATGATTAGTAAGGGTTGCCGTTGGCGACCATCAGATAGAAGTAGGGGAAGCCGTGTAGCTGGTAAAAACGAGATACATAGGCGTTTGCAGATAGACGAATTTACAGAGGAGCCTAGACTTGTTTTCTTTAATACTTGCACAAACCTCACGGCCCAACTTCCCTCAATACCGTTGGACAAGAAAAATCCCGAAGACATTGATACAAAAAGTGAAGACCACTTGTATGACGCTCTTAGATATGGTATAATGTCCAGACCAAGATTTAGTATATTTGACTATGACCCTATGGGTAGACCCGGTGGCGGTATGCGAGTAGCAGACGCAACCTTTGGATACTAAGGAAAAATAATATGAACGAAGATGAAATCATGATTGAAGATGATGCTATTGCACTAGAAGATAGCGATGACACATCAATCTCTGACGTAGATGTAAGCAATATTATTCCTTTTATTATGGAACGCTATAAGCGATCCGAAGATTATAGGTATCAGGACGAAGAACGCTGGCTAAAAGCCTACCGCAATTATCGTGGTTTGTACGGACCTGATGTTCAATTTACCGAATCAGAAAAATCTCGTGTCTTCATTAAAGTCACAAAAACTAAGACGCTGGCTGCATACGGACAGATTGTTGATGTCTTGTTTGCAAACCAGCGTTTTCCTTTATCTATTGAGCCTACCGAATTACCCGAAGGTGTAGTTGAAGATGTACACTTTGACCCGCAAGAACCAGAGCAGCTTCGTGGGGATACATCACTGTCTAGCCCATATGGTTTTGCAGGTGATGGTAAAGACTTACCACCGGGTGCTACAGCACAAACACTTCAAGAAAAACTTGGTGTTATGCAGAATAAACTTGAGCCTATTTCAGATAAACTAAAAGAAGGTCCGGGTAGAACACCGACAGCTATTGCATTTAGCCCAGCTATGATTTCTGCAAAGAAGATGCAAAAGAAGATTCATGACCAGCTAGAAGAGTCTGGCGCAAGTAAGCATCTGCGTAATGCTGCATTTGAAATGGCACTCTTTGGTACTGGTGTAATGAAGGGTCCGTTTGCTGTTGACAAAGAATATCCTAATTGGGATGAAGAAGGCAACTATGATCCGCTGTTTAAAACAATCCCACAAGTAAATCACGTATCTGTCTGGAACTTTTATCCAGACCCAGATGCTAACAATATGGATGAAGCACAGTTTGTGGTTGAACGTCACAAGATGTCACGTACGCAATTACGTAATCTGAAGAAGCGTCCTTACTTCCGTGGTGAAGTCATTAACGAAGTTATTTCTATGGGTGAAAACTATACCAAGAAGTATTGGGAAGATGACTTGTCTGACTATGCACCAGAGCATGGCATTGATCGCTTTGAGGTACTTGAGTATTGGGGCATGGTTGATGTCGAGTTGCTTGAAGAGCAGAACATTGACATTCCAAAAGAACTGCGTGACTTTGACGAACTGCAAGCTAACGTATGGATTTGTAATGGACGTTTGCTGCGTATGGTGCTTAATCCGTTTAAGCCAGCTAAAATTCCGTACTCTGCTGCCCCATATGAATTGAACCCATACTCATTCTTTGGCGTAGGTATCGCTGAAAACATGGACGATACACAGACACTGATGAATGGCTTTATGCGTATGGCTGTTGATAACGCCGTACTGTCAGGTAACTTGATTGTTGAAGTAGATGAAACAAACCTAGTGCCGGGTCAAGACTTGTCACTGTATCCGGGCAAGGTATTCCGCAGACAAGGTGGCGCACCGGGTCAGGCTATCTTTGGTACTAAGTTCCCTAACGTGTCACAAGAAAACATGATGTTGTTTGACAAGGCACGTGTGTTGGCAGATGAAAGCACAGGTTTCCCATCATTTGCACATGGACAGACAGGTGTGTCTGGTGTAGGCCGTACAGCTTCCGGCATCTCAATGCTTATGGGTGCGGCACAGGGAAGCACTAAAACAATCATTAAGAATGTAGACGACTATCTGTTACGTCCACTTGGTGAAGGTTTCTTCCGCTTTAATATGCAGTTTGACTTTGATCCTGAGATCAAGGGCGACTTGGAAGTTAAAGCACGTGGTACAGAAAGTCTTATGGCTAACGAAGTACGTAGCCAGCGTTTGATGCAGTTCTTGCAGATTGCAAGTAATCCTGCACTCGCACCCTTTGCTAAGTTCCAGTATGTAATCCGTGAGATTGCAAAGTCTATGGACTTAGACCCCGACAAAGTAACCAACAATATGGACGAAGCCGCACTGCAGGCAGAGATTATGAAGGGCTTCCAGCAGCCAGCAGGACCAGAGCAAGGTGGAATGATGCCACCTGCAGGTGCTAATGCTATGGACCCAACAGGTGCAGGTGGCGGTAATATTGGTACTGGGCAGGTTCCTGTACCGGGTGAACAAGGATTTAGTGCGAATGGACAAGGAAATATTCAGCAAGCTGAAGCCGCTGGTCAGCAACAGCCGCCAATGGGACCACTTCAGTAATTATTTAGATGTGCTTATTAAGCAACAGCATAAGACATTAGAACAATCTGAAAGTATGATTAACGTGCATAAAGCACAAGGTGCTATTGAAGCATTGCGTAAGATTAGACGATTACGTGAGGACGTAACAAAAGCTGAAGGATAATACTATGGCTAGACGTATGGCAGAACAAATGGAACTTTTTGAGCCTGTAGAACGTGGCTTTGATGAGGGTGGCCTTATGGAAGAAGGCGGCATGGTTGATGAGGTTTCTGGCAACGATGTACCGCCGGGATCACTACGTACTGAAGTACGTGATGACATTCCTGCTCAACTCAGCGAAGGTGAATTTGTTTTTCCTGCAGACGTAGTACGTTACATTGGCCTTGAAAAACTTATGATGATGCGCCAAGAAGCAAAGCAGGGCTTGGCACAAATGGAAGCTATGGGTCAGATGGGCAATAGTGAAGAAGCTGTTGTAGAAGATAACTTACCTTTTGACATGTATGACCTTGACATAGAGGAAGAAGACGAGTATAATAATATGGCTGTAGGCGGTATGCCTATGACACAACAATCTCAACCACTGAAAGACCCTAGAATACAATCCGGTTATGTTACCTATCAAGGTCAACGTGCGCATATAGGTGATTTATCCACTATACCAGAAAGTATGAAAGATGAAGTGGAGATTGAGTACACATGAAAAAAAGCAATAACATAAACTCACAAACTGCGCAAGCCTTTCAATTAGGTGGAACTGTCCAACTTCCCGGTTTTACAGGTATGCAAATTACCCAACCAACTGCTCCGACTACAGGTTACAGACCTTATGTACAGCCTGTACAAGCTGCTTCTAGTCAATTTGTTCCTCAGTATACAGGCGTGCAGTATACTACAGCCACGGGAACAACTAATTTTCCTACTTTTGCAGATACTGTAGGCAGAGATCCCGGTCAGTATGATGAACTTAGAACATATGTAAATGATGCGGGGCAAACACTACGGATACCTTTTAAAAATGGTCAGCCTATTTATCCAATCCCATATGGCTATAAATACCAAGCAGAAGAAGCTGTAACACCAACAGATACATCAACAGTTCCTACGACTGTAGTTGGGCAAGATGATGGCGGCGGCGATGGTGAAGGTCGTGGTGTAGGTGTACCCGGTGCTGTTCAAGGGCCAGCAGGTAAGGGTCCAACTGGACTTGCCGGTATAACTTCAGCTGTAAGCGGTTTAAGTGATTATTTTAGTGGCGCACCTGCAAAAGCAGAACCCTATAAAGGCACAACTCTGGATAGTTTAAATGCTATGGGTATGGTTTCTCGTGATTCAAAAGGAAATATTATAGGGCCATCTGTTACAGATTTTTCAAATAATATTGTTGGGGTAAAAGATGCGTTTGGTGTTTACGGAACTGAACCTATAAATGTATCTGCTCTTGGGAGTGTTTTGACAGGAAATGTTCTGGGTGCTTTTGCATCAGTAAGAAGTAGAGATAGCGGTATAGGAATGTTTGGGCAGGCTGCTCCGACAGGTCATGGAGCCTACTCTACGGATGTGCTAGAGGCATATGCAAGAGGAACATTAAGTAAAGCACAACAAAATGAACTTGGTATTGCTTTAAACCAAAATCAAGCGTTTGCACGTGCGCAAGTTCAAAAAGCAATCAGTACTCCAATAACAGGTTTAGTTGGATATAAACCCGGTTCTATTAGCCCAATAACAGGAACACCAGTTAATCAATGGGGTCAAACAGTAAATTTTAGAGGTAGTACTACTGGAGTAGACCCCGGATTTAGTAGTATGGGTGACTGGATGGATGCAATGGAAGCGGGTGTTAAATCTGGATACTATGGTGGATTTAAAGACAAAGCAGAAGTTGCTATGATGTCAGACAAACAAAGAGCAAGATATGCAGCATATGCTACAGAACGTGGTGCTAATCCAAACGGACAAGATGCAGGTGCGAGTAAAGCTGCGGAAATAGGTTTAGGTGACCCAGAGAGAGGTGAAGTTTCTGCAACACCGGGTGGTACAGCAGGCACACCGGGAAGTCAAGGCCGTGCTGACTATAGCGGCGGTTATCAAGGCTTTAATGACAGCAGCAGCGATGATCGTGGTGGCGGCGATCCAGGTGGACAGGATGATAGCGGTGCTGGCGGCGGTCAGGTTGGAAGTGAAGAAGGTGGCTTTGACTGGTGCTTAACTGAAGACATGAAAGTTAAACTCAATGGTGTTATCGACTTTGTAACTAACGTAAAAGTAGGCGACATTGTAGATAACACAGTAGTCACAGAAGTATTGCACAAGCATATGCGTGAAGGTTACTATGTAGTCAACGGCGAGTTGAAGATTACTAATGACCACCCTGTACTTGCTAATGGTTCATGGAAACGTACAGAAGACTTGGTACTTGGTGACTACATTAATAGTGTAGAAGTAATGTCACTTGAATACGTAGAACAAATAACACCAACAGTTTACATTGGTACAGCAGATGACCGCTATGATGTATATACTGAAGGTGAAGTCTACACAGTACACGGTCAGTATAAAAACGGCCTGAAGAAAGCTGCGTAAGAGGCTTAATTAAATCTTACAATCAGTTGGCCTACCCATCCCCCACCCCCGACAGGTGTGGCTACGTTGGCCCCAACAAAAGGAAATACAATGAACGATACAATTATGGCTGAAGAAATGCAGTCACCAAAGAAGGTTGCGTTTGCAAATCGTAAATACACAAACGAAGATAAACGCAAGATGGAAGAAGAAGAACTAGAACAGCTAATTAAAGAACAGCGTGGTGAAGTAGAGGAAACTACAGAAGAACCGCAAGAAGCTGAACCTACAAACGCAGAAGAAAAAACATTTAAGAAGCGTTACTCTGATCTGCGTAGGCATCAACAACAGCAGGCCGAAGAATTTAAAAAAGAGATTGAGGCATTGAAATCGCAACTCAGTCAAGCTACTAAAAAAGAAATGAAGCTACCTAAGTCTGATGAGGACATTGAACAATGGGCAGCAGACTATCCAGATGTAGCAGCTATCGTTGAAACAATTGCTATGAAGAAGGCACGTGAGCAGGCAGCTGCTCTGGAAGACCGGATGAAAGTAATTGATGAGATGCAGACTAGTGCCACTAAAGAAAAAGCAGAAGCAGAACTAATGCGATTGCACCCTGACTTTGGTGAAATTCGTGACAGTGACGACTTTCATAATTGGGCAGAAGACCAACCTAAGTGGGTACAAGATGCCTTGTATGATAACGATAATGATGCACGTTCTGCAGCACGAGCAATTGATTTGTATAAAGCTGACATGGGTATTACTAAAAGCAAACCTGCTAAAGATAAAGATGCAGCTAAGTCAGTATCTACAAAGAACTCAAGAAGTAGGCCACAAGACGATGAGTCTTCGACTTACTTAAAGGAATCACAAGTACAAAAGATGTCACCTCAACAGTATGAGAAGATGTCTGACGAGATCATGGAAGCTATCCGTAGTGGTAAGTTCATCTATGATGTATCTGGCTCTGCTAGATAATATGTAAAAAAGTGTTGACAAATAGTTATTTTTACGTATAACTATAGTCAGATTAGTGTAACTATATAGCGCAATATGGTTACACTACAATTCGCAAACAGCAAAGTCTTACGGATTACCTGAAGAACATGGCCCGTTGAATGGTAGGGCGGCCACCTTACTAGAATACGCACCCAAGTGAATCAGCCTCTGATTAGTCTTGTGAGTTTGTATCTGTGAAATGCTATAAAATTAGGAGAAAATATCATGGCTTTTACTACCGCAGCCGGGTATGGTAACCTTCCTAACGGCAATTTTAGCCCAGTAATTTACAGCAAACAGGTGCAGCTTGCGTTCCGCAAGTCAGCTGTTGCTGAAGCTATCTCAAATTCCGACTACTTCGGTGAGATTGCTAACATGGGCGATTCCGTGAAGATTATCAAGGAACCCGAAATCACAGTCAAGGCTTACGCCCGTGGTACAACCATCACGCCGCAAGACATTGACGATGAAGACTTCAGCCTGACAATTGACAAAGCTAACTACTTTGCATTTAAGGTTGACGACATTGAAGAGGCACACAGCCACGTTAACTTCCAGTCATTGGCAAGTGACCGTGCTGCTTACCGCCTTGCTGACCAGTTTGACCAAGACGTTCTTGGCTACTTGTCAGGTTACACTCAGTCTGCAATCCACGGTACACCAGACACAGTAAACACAACCGTTAACGGTACAGTTGCTGTAGCTACTGCTGGTACAGACGAATTGCTTGCCAGCATGAAGCTGGACGCATCTGACTTTAACTCTGGTAATGCAGGTGAAGCAGTTGCTATCCTGCCACGTACTGGTGCAGGTGCTGCTCCAACCGCTGCTGGTGATGCGAATCCGTTGCAAGTCATTGCTCGTATGTCACGTCTGCTAGACCAGCAGAATGTTGACACACAAGGCCGTTGGCTTGTGCTTGACCCAGTATTCATTGAAGTCTTGAAAGACGAAGATTCTCGTTTGTTCAATGCTGACTTCGGTGGTTCAGGTCTGCAGAATGGTGTAGTAAGCACTAACATTCACGGCTTCACCGTGTACTCGTCTAACAATCTGCCAGCAGTTGGTACTGGTCCTTCATTCACAGGGACAAACAGTTCTGTTAACTTTGGTGTGATTGTTGCTGGTCATTCATCTGCTGTTGCAACTGCAGAGCAGATTAATAAGACCGAAACCTACCGTGACCCTGACAGCTTTGCTGACATTGTTCGTGGTATGCACCTTTACGGTCGCAAGATTCTTCGTCCAGAAGCACTTGTGAACGCAAAGTATCACTTGGCTTAAGGGAGGATTAGATTATGGCTACCGTAACTACTGCCCTTCAAGCGGCAACAGGCAACTCTCAACGTGGGCGTAATGCTTACATGGTTGAGAACACAATTAACTTTGCTGACCACACCGTAGACCCGTCTGCTGGTGACGTTGTACAAGCTATCACTGTACCTGCTGGTTCATTGATTCTTGCAGCAGGTCTGGAAGTTATCACTGCTCTGACTATCGCAAACACTGGTTCAGATGAAACCATTGATTTGGGTACAGACACAGAAGCAGACAAGTACGTTGATGGTTTTGATGCTGATGCAGCTTCTGCTGGCGATTACGCCGCAGCTGATGCAACTGCAGCAGGTCCAGAAGTACATGGTACTGCAAACACAATTGACATGACTTTCGCAGGTACTGGTGACGGTATCTCCGCAGGTAAGATTCGTGTTTGGGCCATTATGATGGATGTATCAACAATGGGTGACATGACTGCTGACGAAGTAGACCGTGACACTCTTGCCTAAATAATGTGTTGGGGGCAGGGCAACTTGCCCCCTCACTTTTCTATGAGATTTAATAAAGGACGCACAAATCATGGCAATCACAACTGCAATGTGTAACAGCTTTAAACAAGAACTTCTTGGTGGTGTCCATGATTTGGATACAGACTCCTTGAAACTGGCTTTGATTAAAGCTACACCGACTGGCACATATAATGCCAGCACAACTAATTATTCAGATGTCACAGGTAACTCTGATGAAGCATCTGGCACAAACTATTCTGCTGGCGGTCAGGTACTAGATGGCGCAACTATTTCGCTTGACGGTTCTACCGCTATTGTTGATTTTACAGATGAAGTATTTGCTGATGTTACTGTGTCTGCTGACGGTTGTATTATTTACAACGC